TTATAATGATGACTTAGTAATGTCCTTTGGAACAGGGTTATACGTTAGAGATACAGCCTTACAATTAAATCAGCAGGGAATTGATATAACTAAAGCAGCTCTAGGTAATATCTCAACCAATAAAACACCATACCAGGGAGTGTACCTACCTAATGAAGCCAAGAACCCTTATCAAATAGACAACGGTAAAGGTGGATCTGAAGATTTTACCTGGATTTTAAAGTAAATTAAGTTGGCTTTTTTTACTATTTATACTTATATTAACTGATACTAATGGCAGATACTGGTGTATTTTCACGATTGAGACGACTTTTTTCCACAGACGTTATTATTAGAAACGTTGGCGGGGATCAATTAAAAGTTGCCGATACAAATCAAATTCAAATGTCCGGAGAGTTGGAAACTAACTCTTTAGTCGATAGATACAATAGAATCTATACTACTTCTCCTACATCACTTTATGGATACCAATCCAATTTTAACTATCAGACTTTAAGAACTCAATTATATTCTGAATATGATGCTATGGATACGGATGCTATTATTGCATCTACTTTAGATATCCTAGCTGAAGAATCTACTCTTAAAAATGATATGGGTGAGGTACTTCAAATCCGTTCAGCAGACGAAAATATACAGAAGATTCTTTATAACCTATTTTATGACGTCTTAAATGTTGAATTTAATTTAAGCTGGTGGATTAGAAATATGTGTAAGTACGGTGACTTCTTTTTAAAACTAGAAGCATCAGAAAAATTTGGAGTATATAACGTAATCCCATTCTCAGCTTTCAATATAGAAAGACAGGAAGGGTATGATGAAAAGAATCCATCTGCAGTTAGATTCAGATACGATCCTGATGGACTAGCAGCTGATACTTATGGGTACTTTAGAACCCCTAATCAGGAATCAGGTAAGGACATCTTCTTTGATAATTATGAAATTGCCCACTTTAGACTTCTAACAGATGTTAATTTCTTACCTTATGGAAGATCTTATTTAGAGCCTGCAAGGAAGTTATTTAAACAATACACTTTAATGGAGGATGCAATGCTGGTTCACAGAATTGTAAGAGCTCCTGAAAAGAGGATTTTCTATATGAACGTCGGAGGTATTCCTCCAAACGAGATTGAGAACTTTATGCAAAAAGCAATCTCTAAAATGAAGCGTACTCCTTATATTGATCAACAATCCGGTGAATATAACCTAAAGTATAATATGCAGAATCTTATGGAGGATTTTTATATCCCTATGAGAGGTAACGATACTACTACCAAGATTGATACTCTAGGAGGTTTACAGTACGACGGTATAACAGACGTTGAATACCTAAGAGATAAGTTATTTGCTGCTTTAAGAGTACCAAAAGCATTCTTAGGGTATGATGAGAACTTGCAAGGTAAAGCAACCCTAGCTGCTGAAGATATTAGATTCGGTAGAACCATTGAAAAGGTTCAAAGAATTATGGTATCTGAGCTTTATAAGATTGCCTTTGTACATTTATATATTCAGGGTTACAGGGACGAATCATTAACTAACTTTGAATTAAGCCTTACTACTCCTTCAATCATCTATGATCAGGAAAGAATTGCTTTATTAAAAGAAAAAGTTGATCTAGCCGTTCAAATTAAAGATTCAGGATTACTTCCAACAGATTGGATTTACGATAATATCTTCCACCTATCTCAAGATCAATACGACGAATATAGAGACTTAGTTAGAGAAGATAAGAAGAGACTGTTTAGACTTTCCCAGATTGAAAACGAAGGAAATGATCCTTTAGAGACTGGAGAGACTTATGGTACTCCTCATGATATTGCAACCGCTTATGGTAAAGGTCGAGTATATGACCGTCCAGGTGATGTACCTGCCGGATATAATGAAGATGAACCAGAGATGGGTCGTCCTAGAGAAAAAGCATCAATGGTTAATACTCAAAATGATCCTCTAGGTAAAGACAGACTAGGAAAAGATGCTACTAAGAATGATGATCAGGCCGGATACGGTAGACCTAAAAGAGCAGATGCTAGAGGATATAGCTTAGAAGAAGCCGAAAAGATGGCCCTTAAACATCAAGAAGCTTTAAAGAACATCCCAGTTAAAAAGAAGCTAGTATTTGAATCAGATAAAAAAGCAGACAATCTATTAGATCCAAAACAAATCAGGGAATAAAAATTAAACCATATTTATTATAAAACCGACTATTGTGCAAGTAAAACATTCAAAATTTAAGAACACAGGTCTCCTTTTTGAACTTTTAGTAAGACGCATCACCGCTGACACTTTAGAAGGAACAGACTCTGCTGCGATCGATATTCTTAAGAAGTATTTTTTGAATAGTGAATTAGGAAAAGAATATAAATTATACGAGCAGCTTTCCAAATATAAATCATTATCAGAATCTAAAGCTGAGCTAGTTATCAACAGTTTGGTTGAATCTTCTAACAAATTAAATAGATCTGAGATTAGAAGACAGAGATATAATTTAGTAAAAGAGATTAGAGATAATTACGATGTAACTAAATTCTTTAAAGTAAAGATTGGTAATTATAAAATTTATGCTGCTTTAAACAACCTTATTGAGAATCATTCTTCTGACGAAGTAGCCCCTGAGATTGTAATCAGTAATAAAATGACTCTACTTGAACATCTTTCTAAAGCTCCTGTAGAGGAAAAGAGAGATGAACTAATGGAAGAATTTGCAGGATATGATAAAGACTTACGTATGTTAACTTATAGAGTACTACTTGAAAAGTTTAACGAAAAATACGACGATCTTAAATCATCCCAAAAAGATGTACTTAAAGAATTCATTAACTCGGTAGACTCTCCAGAAAGATTGAAAGATCTTTATAATAAAAGAATCCCTGGAATCAAAAGCACATTACAGTTAAAGATTAAATCTATAAAAGACGAAGTTGTTAAAATTAAACTTAACGAAGTCTTAAAGTATGTAAATCCTTTAGAGAAGAATGATAAGTTCTCTAATGACGACATCGTCAATCTTTTACAATATTACGAACTAATTAACGAACTTTAAATATGACCAGGACCGAGTTTAAAAGACAGCTTAAAGAAATGTCTACCTCGGCCGGTGCAGGGGCATACCAAACACCTTATGCCTATAATCCTAATAAGAACGCCAAAGGGACTGCAAGAAACTACTACCTTAAATTAGGTTGGAAGCTTGTAGATCAGAATAAATTAAGAAAGAAGGCCAAGGGCATGGTCGTAAAAGATCTTTGGAAATAATACAATATGGCAAACTTTAACGTATCAGTAACCCAGAGCATAGAACAACAACCGGCAAATATAACAGCTGGTGTATCTACCACCTATACCATCTCTAATGATCTTCAAGGTAGTTCTTACTTTACTTTAGAAACAGTTAAAAATTCAAACGGATTTTACGATACTAATTCCCCTAAGAATACTTCTGGATCTTTTAGTTTAGGGTCTGGATTATCATCATTAGTACAATCTGATTATATAACATCAGTCGAAGTTGCACCAGGTGGAGGAGTTTTAACCTTTGTCCCTGCAATAACCATCGTTAAAGAAACTTTAAACTTAAGAGGCACAGGAGCCTAAGTCTACTATATTTATAAACGTATGAAAAGCCTACAGAACAAATTAAACCTTATTAAAGAAGGAAAAGGCAATAAAGAATTATTCTTAAAAGAAGCTAGAGCAATGTTTCCAAACGTTGTTACTAATGCTTTAACTTTTGACCAAGCCGTTCATAACTTAAACGAAAGAGGAATCATCTCAGAAGGATTTATTGGATTATCTTCTAAAAGACCTACAAACCCAGACTGGTTCTCAATCTTTAATGAGAATGTAAAAGCTGATAATAAGAAAGTAGAAAAATCAGTTGAAGAGCTCGAAACCAAAGGATACGATTATAAAGACGATAAAAACCCAAACAACCTTTCTATGGAATCTATGCTATCTGGCTACTATGCTGAGATGTTAGATCCTAAGAATGCTAAAAAGACTGAAGAGGAAATAAAGGAAATAGTTGTTAAGAATCTTGAAAAAGATCCTTTATATTATATGAAAGACGGTGCCTTTGGTATTAAAGGAATCGGCTATACTGACCAGGCTCCTGGTTTAAAAGCATTTGATACAGACAAAATGATGCCTGTTAAGTTGAATGAAGCTAAGAATAAAGCCATGGAAAAGATGGTTAAAGAGGTTGAAGGTAAGTCTGAATTAGCAAAAGCAGAAGCTAAGGTTAAGCACATTAACGAATTAATTTCCGAGCTTGAATCTAAACTATCAGTAACTGAAGGAGAAGACGTAGCTGAGATGGTTGATAAGAAAAAAGTAAAAGAGATTCAAAATAATATTAAGTTCTTAGAAGCTAAGAAAAAAAGATACGAGAAAGAAAAAGCTCGTATGGAAGCTAAGTATGGCGATAAAGAAAAGAAAAAGCTTATGGATGAGGAGTTAGAGACTCCAAATGAAGAAGATGGTGATCAGGTAGAGAAGATGAGTTATGCAGAAGCAGTGAAAGAGATGCTTAAAACAAGAGGACTTAAAAAATAATTAATGAGTAAAGATCTCCTTATAGAAACCCAATCCTTCCGACCCGTAGGAGCTATCACCGAATCAAGAGGTGGAGGTAGTCCGATGGTTGAAGGAATCTTGGCTACCTGTAACGTAAAGAACGGTAACGGTAGATACTACCCTAAGCCTATTTGGAAAAGGGAGATTGAT